ATCTAGAACACAAATAAGTAATATATCAGGTTTTAATGTTAAAAATTTACATACACTTATTTTATCTCATACACAAATAAGCAATATATTAGGTTTTGATGTTAAAAATTTACATACACTTAAATTATCTGGAACACAAATAAGCGATATATCAGGTTTTGATGTCAAAAATTTACATATACTTCATTTATCTGGAACATTAATAAGTAATATATCAGGTTTTGATATTAAAAATTTACATAGACTTTATTTATCTAATACACAAATAAGTAATATCTCAGGTTTTGATGTTAAAAATGTACATATACTTGATTTATCTTATACACAAATAAGCAATATCGAAGGTTTCGATGTCAAAAATTTACATATACTTCATTTATATAGAACATTAATAAGTGATATATCAGGTTTTGATGTTAAAAATTTACATACACTTAATTTATCTAGAACACAAATAAGTAATATATCAGGTTTTAATGTTAAAAATTTACATACACTTATTTTATCTCATACACAAATAAGCAATATATTAGGTTTTGATGTTAAAAATTTACATACACTTAATTTATCTAGAACACAAATAAGCGATATATCAGGTTTTGATGCTAAAAATTTACATACACTTAATTTATCTTCAACACGAATAAGTGATATCTCAGATTTTGATGCTAAAAATTTACATACACTTAATTTATCTTATACACGAATAAATAATATTTCAGGTTTTGATGTTAAAAATTTACATACACTTAAATTATCTGGAACACAAATAAGCGATATATCAGGTTTTGATGCTAAAAATTTACATACACTTAATTTATCTTGGACACAAATAAGTGATATCTCAGATTTTGATGCTAAAAATTTACATACACTTGATATATCGAGTACATATATAAGTGATATATCAGGATTTGATGTTAAAAATTTACATACACTTAATTTATCTGGAACACGAATAAGTGATATCTCGGGTTTTGATGTTAAAAATTTACATACACTTAAATTATCTTGGACACAAATAAGTAATATATCAGGTTTTGATGTTAAAAATTTACATACACTTAATTTATCTAGAACACAAATAAGTGATATCTCGGGTTTTGATGTTAAAAATTTACATACACTTGGTTTATATAGAACACGAATAAGTAATAAAAATAAAGCTGAACTAAGGAAAATCGTAAAAGAAGTTAATTAAAAAAAAATGATTTTCTTTTTATTATAAATTATTATTCATCAAAAGAATAAAAAACAATGATTCAAGAAATTTACCACAATATTTTAAATTATTTGAAATTCAAAGAAACATTGTCTTTAACGCTAGTTAATAAACAATTTTACCAGCAATGGTTAAAATGGCAATGTCAAGAAGTCCTTGAAATTAAAGATTTGAATATTTGTAAAAGATATCCAAATTTTAAATTTTTAATTAGATTAAAAAAACTTCCTAATGATATTCCTGAGAATTTACATACACTTGACTTATCTAAAACACATATAAGTAATATATCAGGTTTTGATGTTAAAAATTTACATACACTTAATTTGCGTAAAACACATATAAGTAATATATCAGGTTTTGATGTTAAAAATTTACATACACTTAATTTATTTAAAACACAAATAAATAATATCTCAGGTTTTGATGTTAAAAATTTACATACACTTGATTTGTCTGAAATACGAATAAGTAATATTGAAGGTTTTGATGTTAAAAATTTACATACACTTTATTTATCTGGAACACAAATAAGTAATATCTCAGGTTTTGATGTTAAAAATTTACATGCACTTTATTTAACTGAAACACCAATAAGAAATACTGAAGGTTTTGATGTTAAAAATTTACATACACTTTATTTATCTTGGACACAAATAAGTAATACATCAGGTTTTGATGTTAAAAATTTACATACACTTGATTTATCTGGAACACCAATAAGAAATACTGAAGGTTTTGATGTTAAAAATTTACATACACTTGATTTATTTGGAACACCAATAAGCAATGAAGAAAAAGCTAAACTAAGAAAAATTGTAAGAAAAGTTTATTAAAAAATAAATTTTATTATACTTATATTGATTATAACATAATTATTATAAAAAATGTTTCAAAAAGATATTTTTATATCATTTTGGATTATCTACAATTCAAAGAAACATTATCTTTAGCGCTAGTTAATAAACAATTTTACCAGCAATGGTTAAAATGGCAATGTCAAGAAGTCCTTGAAATTAAAGATTTGAAAATATGTAAAAGATATCCAAATTTTAAATTTTCAATTAGATTAAGAAAACTTCCTGATGATATCCCTGAAAATTTACGTACACTTGATTTATCTTATACACAAATAAGTGATATCTCATGTTTTAACCTTATCACGGTGGTTAAGTCAAAAATTCAACCACCATGATAAGGTTAAGGATATATTTTGCTAAGTCATCATTATAAACACCATTCAAGGGACCACCACAGAGAGGACACCATGTGTCATAACAACCCATATTTTATAATAAAGGACAATATAAAATCTTTTAATAAATTAAATGATAATATTAAATGTATGTTTAATATTACTTATACTTTATGTAAAATATATCATAAAACCAAAAGAAGAATTTATAAACCTAACCGTAAATATTGGTCCTGCACCAGAAGAAGAACTAACTCATGAACAAGTTCTAGAGCGAGAAGTAGCGAATATGTATTCTTTTAAGGAATATGAAAAGTTTTCCAAAAAATATTTAAAAGATCAAAAAGAATTGGCAAATCTAATAACTAATCCAGAGATTGATAAAGAAATAAGAAGTGGATGTGATTTAATTTGCAAAGGGGGTTATGCTAACCTTTCGCCCGATTTCTGGAATTAACAAAACTTTTTATGGAATAATTGAAGATATTCATATACACTCATTTTATCTACTTTTTCATAATCTCTATTTTTATTTAATAGAAATTTAGTCATTTCCTTACTGGTAAAAACATATGCCTTTAGTGTCTTTTTACCTTCTAATTTGGCTTTAGTCAAACGATGCATTCCATCTATAACATGTTTTCCATCCATCATGATTGGATAGCGGAGATTTGCATTTTTAATACGCAAGATTTCATCTTTATATTTTGGATTAGATTTGTTTGCGAGAACGTTAGATGGAGAATATTTTATTTTCCTCATTGGATCACCCCAACAATTTTGATCAAGCTGATATAGTAATGTATCTACTTTAACTGTTTTAGGCCTAGGTTTGAATATATTGACATATGCCATCATCATATCAACTGAATATATTTTTTTATTGGATCCATATGTCTGACGCCGTGCCATATTATAATAATTATATATATTTTATCTATATACTTGATAAATATCTTTAGCAGGAATTTTCTTAGTAATATAAACGTCACTTAACAATATAATTTCCAAAAACGTTTTATTATTATCAATTAAAAACAAATAATAATAAAATAATAATAAAATAAAAACTGATTTATTTTTTTACTTAAAGTGATAATGTTACTTAATTATAAAAAATGGACGACGAAGAAATCGAAAAAGAATTCAAAAAAACGCCGGAATCATTTAATGGAAAAGAATATACATTAGAAGAAAAAAAACAATTTGTTATGATTGAAAAAGAAAAAGAACGATTATTCGACGAACAAACCGAAAAACATCGAAAAGAATATCCCGAAATTCAAAAAGAATATGAAAAATGTGGATATGGATGGGGATATGGATTGACATCGATAGAGAAAAAAATCGAATTAATCAAAGAATCTAAAAAAAGAAAAGCTAAAGAAAAAGCATGGTACGAACAATATATGAAACCAGAACCAATCGAGGCGGGACAAGAATATATTGCATTCACTATGGAATTTTGCAATTTTTCTACTCGAAATATTGCAGTTCCTAAGAAAGAATTTACTGCGGCACACGATGATCTTCTTGACATGCTGAGAAATAATACCACATTAACTACACAAAATGACGGTTTTACTATTCATGTTCTGACAACTAAATATAAAGTAACTCATCGTGATGAACAAGGACGACCACGTAGTTCACAAGCACAACCAACACCATTTTCACAATTTATTGATGGAATGATGGTGTATGCTGAAGGACGTTGGGGATATGGTTCTCTTAGTAAAGGAGAAAAAGTCGATGTAGATCTCGAGAGAACTTGGTACGTTAAGAGCATATGTAATGACAATGGCTATTTCAATCCAAAAGATGGAGCATTTAATATTTCTAAAGAAATAGAAGAAAAAGGATGTACCGTCAAGGAATTATTCATGTTTGTGGAAGAACACGAAGAATAAATCACAATAATGCCAGATAAGCAACAGTTTCATTAGTATGTCTGATTTCTCTATCTCTGGATTTTTCTTCATGAATTTTTACTGTAAATCCTGCAGTGTTTTGTCCGACTATCCTAGTATTAGATGTATCTCCTCCTCTATATGAGAGTAGGCCAGTCATTAAACTAGGAGTACTAGAAAATGAACTATTATAACTTACACTTTTATTACGATGAGTTACATTACTCACCTGTCCACTCTTCACCACAATGTCTCCAATCGTATAATTACCAGTTTCTATTGCCATATAACCGATTGTTTCGTTCGTATGCGATCCTCGATTTTTTTTTTCTTCTTCTTGCATGGTGCATTTAAAACCATTTACAGTAATATCTTTCGTTCTAGTCACTACTAAATCCGATCCAACAAACGTCTGAATAGTCGTGAATAAATTAGGAGTAGCGTCGAAACTACCCTCGAAATATTTAGTTACAAAACCACCTCTATGCGATAATTTATTAGTAGAAAATGTGTTTAATACCATTTTGTGCGATCCGACTGTCCAAGAACCCTTTTCACCAACAATATAAGAAAGTGTTTCATTAGTATGTCTTCTATCTAGGTATTTAGGCTCATCAAGCCTTATTTGAAATGAATTAGAAGAAATATTACGTAATCGAACTGAACAGAAATCACCACCTCGGAAAGATGGATCAGACGTAATAACCACGGGAGATGTATATGTATTGGTCAGAGAAACGGTTTTCCATCTATGATTAAGTGTAATAGTCCCAAATTCACATATGGTATTGAACGAAGCATCTACGAAAAATAAATCATTCGTTAGAACCTCTGTATCATTAAATATAATCTTTTCGCAATTTACCAATCTAATTAAATTGGTTCCATCTGTAACATCAATATAACCCGTATTGGTATTATATGAGATCGTAAAATTAGTACTATCATTATTAATTACAACTGTATCAAATCCAGTTCCCCCATCAATCGTATCCGTGCCACCTTCAGTAATCGTAACTTGATTATCCGCTTCGTTTCCCGTAATAGTATCATTACCTGTTCCCGTAATGACATTTTCTATAGTTGCACCATTGGCTATGGTAAAACCACCATAAAGATTACTAGACAAAGTAATACCTGCTAATTGAGTATTTGCTGCTACAGTGGCATCGTTAAGGTTAATGGTAACTGCGACATTAACGCCTGATGCATCTATTGTGTCGGTTCCACCGCTATCCCAAAGAGTTTCCCAAAAACGGTTATCTGAGGAAGTTGGGAAAGTATAAATTGTGTCGGTTGCGGTAGTATTGGGACCATACATAAATTGAAGTGCTACAACATCGATTGGGCCGAATGTACCGAGGAAACCTACTGAACTGGTACTATCGGGTACATATGGACTTTGAGTATCATTATATGTCATAATAGTAAGAGGTTGAAGGTTAGCTCCATAAGTACCGAAGTCATTGAAGGCACTAGTGACACCAGTAAAAACGCTTGAATTTCCACCTGTATCATGTGGATGGGCAAGTCCAATTGCGTGACCGAGTTCATGAACAATTGTAATGTAATTATAATTGCCTTTTTGGAAATTCATGGAAGTGCTATAACCAATATACATATTACCAGAACACCAAAAGGAATCAGTGAGGGAAGTGTAAGTTCGATCAGTGTCGTAATATGAGTCATTAGACGGAGTTGGAGGAACAGCCATGCCTAAGAACGAAATACTACTATTATTAATAAAGTTAAATGAAAGGATGGCATCGTCAATTGAAGTAACTTTTCGGATGCTAATCCCTATTATTTTGGCGAGATCATCCATACAAGTTTGTACAGCTGCTTCTGTTGCACTTGTAGGTGTAATAAGAGCTACATTATTACTGGGGTTGTCATATATATCAATTGATGATATACCTGCATCACCATAATTAATAGTCCATGTCAGTTCGTCACTGGGTAAATTAGTCCATTTGGATCCCCAGAGGATACTCGTTATGAAATTATTACTGGATGTATAAGTGACATCTGACCACATTTGCCCAACTGTGGCAATACCTCCTGGATATGAATGTTCTCCTGCGTGTCTTCCTGTGAAATCATTAGATCTGTGACTTCTGAGCTCATTATTGCATGGACAAGTGTTTCTATCGCTTGAACTACAACTCATTATACTTTTATAACGAGAATTATAAAAATAATTATATAAAAATAAGATTTTGCAACACATTGGTTATTTCATTTTTGGACATTTACCACTTACCAAATGCCGTTTCACGTTGCTTCTTGATGAAAAAGTCTTGTTACACAATATACATTTAGTTTCAGTTGATTCTGAATTTTTGGTTAATTTTGAAGTATCATGTTTATTTTTAATGTGTTGTATCAATGTTTTTTTTAAAGAATAACGTTTGTCACAAATCGTACATTCAAATTGCATATTTTTATATTTAACGCAAATATCTTTCTTTATATGGTTTCTTAAATATACTTTTCTTTTGAATTGTTTATGACATTTTTTGCATTCGATTATATTCTTTTTTGTTTTTTTACATTTAATTACTTTTTCTTTATTACTTGGTGCGCAAATTACATCTTCTTTTACATCATCTTTTACATCATTCTCCTTTATATTCATTAATTTTCCATATGAATTATATACCTTATTATACAATAATACTGCTTCTTCATTTGTCTCATTATTTCTATTTACATTCACACGTAACACTGTATTATTACTCTTAAGTTTCTCTAATCTTTTGTCTAAAACTGTAAATGATTTTATTAAATTTTTTATTTCTTTTTCACCTAATTCATCTTCTGATGTTGGTATAACAATCCTAAAAAATGGTTTTTCTGGATGTTTTCTACATGCTCTCATTATAATCTGAATTCTATTCAAATCACTATGTCTCTTATCTCCAAATATAACTGTATTCAAATTATCAAATGATATACCTTCATTATAAACGCCACATAAACACAAAACCACTAATTCTCCATTTTTAATAAGTTGATTAACTTTTTTACGTATATCTTCGGATGATTTGCCGGTTAAATAATGTGAATTTATACCATTTTCCACTAACATTTTATTGAATTTTATACATTTTTCAGTATTACTAAAATATATAAACATTGGTGACCAATCCATATTTGATTTTATCATATCCACCATTGCTTTCATTTTATCTCCTTCAGTTAAATATTGAACATCTAATACATAATCTGATATAAATCCTTTTTCTACAGCTTCGTCAAATGGCATGTTATAATGTAATTTCTTTTCAAATTTGAATGTAGCTGAAAAATTCAAATATTTATCAGTATTTAATTTCATTATTTCTTTACCATATATTGAATATGTGCTTTCAATATGATGCGCCTCATCAATAAATACATATTTGAATTTCATATCTGCAGGAATATGTTTTATACTATTTATAACACAAATAGTGACATCACATTCATCATCAAATCCAGTATATCCATCGCCAATTAAACAAACATCAATATCCATTTTCTCACATAAATCAAACATTTGATAAGCCAAATCTTTCCAAGGAACAATAATTAAAAATTTACCATTTCCTAAATTTTGTTGAATAGTATACATAATAATATATGATTTTCCAGTACCACATGGTAGTTGAAAATACATATTCTTATCCTTAGATTTACAAATAGTTTTATAACAATCCAGTAAATAATATCTTAATTCAATATTTATTTTTTCCTCTTTTTCTTCCTTTTTGTATTTATCATTGTATTTACTTAATAATTCATTATAATCAAATCTTTTCAAAATCACTTTGTTTTCATTTATAAATTTATTATCAATCATTTTACTAATTTTGGCTTCGTTAGTAGTAATTAAAAACATTTCATTTGATTGAATATTTTCTTTTGCATATGTCCAAAATTTAGCAAAATCAGTCCATTTTATAGACGAATTAGCTCCATACTTCTTAACTTGAGAACTACTTTTATAATCAAGTGAAATCAAATCAATACCATAATCTTTCATATGAGGTAAATTATGTTTAGTACCAAACCATGGAGGTAAATCCTTCCATAAAATTTGATTCATTTCAATAGCAGATAATATTTCAAAAATTTTCCAGTCGTCTAATTTAGCAATACCTTTATCATGTTTATCAAGAATACTTAAATATTTTTTAATATACTGATCCATATTCATTAATAATAATATATATTTAAGTATTTTTCATTATAATTTTGCAACAAATGTTTAAAAAATTAATATTTTTCAAAAACATGTTTTAATGAGCTATTTTATAGAATTTTTCGTATTTTGCAACAAATGTTTAAAAAATTAATATTTTTCCAATATTCTCAAAAAACGATTCCTATAGTATTTTATTGGTAAAAACGATTATTTCGAGGAAATATACATGTTATTCCATCAAAATATACATAATACAATAATAAAGTACAAAAAGATATGGTCTATGAATCCACCCAATTTCGCGAACCGACACTCGAAATAAAAGTTGTATGAGGTTTGATTTTACTTTTCAAAAAAAAAATTCAAAAAGTCAGAGCAAGTTTCATTTCAGTTCGCGTTCGCGCAGAATTCCTGGATTCATGGATCGTAATACCATTATTGAATATGTTTATATGTATTTTTTAATATTATATTTTATCATAAATATTTGATACAAAATAAAAGCGCAATGAACGCTCATATAGATATGATCATTAATGAGGTTGAATCCTGAGACATTTTTATGTTAAAATGCTTTTTTTCCATTTAGTATTTATCATAATATAATTGATACAATAAAATTATTTATCAATACCTCATTTATATATGATTTTTTAAGAAATGTCCATTCCAAAATGATAGGTTTGATTCCAACAATTGGCTTAAAGAAAATATATATATAGTATATATAATCGATATGCCATATGAATGTAATGTCTGCCATAAGATATTTAAAAAAAATGTATATTTGAAAATTCATAAAAATAAAAATATATGTGAAAAATATAATAATTTACAACATATATGCAAACATTGTGGAAAACGTTATTTTTCAAAAAAAACGTTATTAACACACATAAATAAAAAACATGATAAAAAAACTTGTGGAAAAAATACTGATGATATAAATAAATGTTCATTATGTAATAAATCATTTAGTAGTAAAAGCAATCTAAATAAACATTTATCACACATGCGATGCCCAATGATGAAAGGAACTAAAGGTGGTGTATCAATCGTTAATAATAACAATAATATTGATAATTCTGTTAATATTCAAAACAATATTAACAACAACATTAACATAACAATTGATTTTGGAAAGGAAAAATTAGATGATTGGATTGAAGATGTAGGCAGGAAAATCGTCGATAAATGTCTTAGAGATCTAAATGGACTTCCGATTAATCTACTTGAAGCCAAACATATACTAGCCAAGCGGAATATGAATGTATATTTACCTTCTGAAAAAGATAAATATAAAAATTCATTAGTATATTCGAATGGATGGAAAGAAATGAAAACGTCTCAAGTAATAGATAAAATGCTTATTAATGTTGCAAATGATATATATGATATGGTTACGAATAATGAAAAATATAAATTAAGACTTAGTAAAAAATTAAAAGAAGAATTAGATAAAAAGATTTCTGTTATTCAAAGTGATAAATATCTCCAAGGACCAACAGCCAATATGTTACTTAAAAATAAAAAACTTTTAAGTGAACATTACAATAAAACACATGAAGAAACAGACAATGATAAGTAATTTTTTCTTTTACACCCTTGGAAATTTAAAATGAAACAATTTTCATCAGATTTTCAAGGTTGGACACAATCAATTCCATGTAAATTTTGGGTATGCTTAAAAATAATTTTTAAGGGTTGATTAAACCGACGTCGTCATCTAATAATTATTTATTAGTACGTCCATGAATGTCCACACAAGAATACACCTGGGGACATATAATATTAATATTATTCATATTTCTTTAAGTATTTTTGTTTCATTTTAAATTTCCAAGGGTGTAAACGCGTGGATTGCTATTGCTATTGCTACTATTTTTTTTCGAAGCGTTTTTTGTTTTACTTTTTTTTCAAAAAAGTAAGTAGGGATGTCTGAAATACCTATTTACTATCAAATAAACGATAAACGTATTAATAAAGACTTAAGAACATTTACCATTTCCGGTTATAAACGAACAGAAGTATCCATTGCGTTTAACAGAGCAATGTTGAATAGTAAGCTCGAAGATGCTAACAGATGGCTAGTAGAACTTCATTCTTCAGGACATATAGAGGGTATATTCAAAGAGATATCCGATGTTTATATGAAATATATCCATATCAAAAACCCTTATTTCCTATTTTACTATTCCAAATCCATCGAACTAGTGGAAAATATCCTTATAAACTATCCAAAACCATGTAATTGCCTCAGTCGAAATAATCAGGGACTCCGTAATGTGTTGGCAGAACTAGTTTCTATTATCTGTACTTCGACGAAAACGGAACTTTTTTCCACTAGATCACTGCCAAAAGTCAGTAAATATGCATTTCATGCTCAAGATATACGAAAACGAATGATAGCCAAGAATACTCATAATATATATCAGTATTTGAATGATAGAGATCCAAATGAAGTTAAAATAGCCCTTAATGAAATAGTAAATCTACTTTATAGTGATAAAAAGACATTTAGTTCAGTGACATATTGGTATTTATGGTTAAAGAAGATATCAATGGCTAATAAAAAAAGTCATAAGGAATTTATTTGTAAGGAATACGACGTAGAAGGAGTTGCATGTCAATTCCGCACTGATTGGGTATGGCCATTATGGAATATTTTGTTGGATTATGCGAATAAACAGAAAGGGATTATAAAAAAGTTTATTAATAGACTATATACTAGTTATACTAATAATTATAGAGGTTTCAATTCTGGATATAAACAATATATTCTCTTCTTTTGCTTTTATATTTGTACAAATACACTTAACTTGAATATCAAAATAAGACAAAAGGAACATTTAATCATACAAGCTCAGGCCAATATAAACAAACTATATGGAGCAATAGAAGAGAAATTCATCCATGGTCTAGATTATGGTGTGATGAAAAAGAGACGATTCAGAACAGAATCTATTCTTACAAGTCATAGACAAAAAGCCAAAGAGAAAATGGTCAGAGACGAACAAAACGTAGAGCAAAGCCGTCGCGCAGGGATGAAACCATGTGATCCCGATGAGGAAAAACGTCTTAACGAGGAAATTAGCCAGCAAAGAAAAGAGGAAAGAATGAATATGAAAATGGATGCCCTACTTAACTTTGTTCCTACTCGTAAGAAGGAAGAAAATTTACCAATAAAACATTATTTTAAAAATATAGAACATCCACAAAAAACTATTAATTTTGATGGTAAAGCTGTGGCGAAAAGCAAAAAAACCATAAATTTACTCATAAATAAAAATCCAATTTAATAGTAGATGAATAAGATACTCATATTCTTATCAAAACTAGAACATGCAGCGTCCAGTATAATGCGTGTCATGAGAGATAGAATAGAAAATAGTTTTTCCGTTGTATTTTATATATGTATGTTTTATTTTTTAGTTATTGCAATATATTTTACTGTTATATTTATCATCAGACTTGCAGGAATTGTTAGGGATTTACTTTTAGATAATGAATATATGGTTGCATTGGATATGTTGACTGATAATTGTTATACATATGCCAATGTAATAGAAAATTTTGACACCTCCCTAATAATGCCAATCACACTTAATGGTGAATTAGTAAAGAAGATTTATGGAATGCCTGTTCAATATCTCAATACAAATCTGGATAAATATATGGACTTGACAGTTGCAGATTTCTATTGGCCGTGCAGTTATAAGAGTTATTTAACTGGAACTTCCGATAAAGGAAGACCTAGTCTTAAGGCTATTAAAGAAGCATTAAATAAATACAAAGTAAGATTAATACATTTAGATATATATGGAACTAGTGATTCATTTGTTGATCCAGATAATGTTCCGGTTGTCAGAAGTGAAAGTCTGTATTTGAATTTTAATGCATTGGATTTCCATGAATGTTTAACTACAATATATGATAATGCTTGGTCAGATGATAACCATAAACCATTATTTTTATATTTAAACGTTAATTTTGCAGCTAATAAGGATTTATATCAGAAAATGTATTATGTCATTATGAAAGTGTTTAATCAAAGACTTTTAGATAAGAAATATTCGTTTTCCGGAAGAGGTGGAATTGCTCCCATTGGATCTATTAAAATGTCTGATGCAATTGATAAACTCATTATCATGTCCAATGTTTATCCAACAAAGACTAAGTTTGATGAAATAATTAATTCATATGCAAATTCCAATTATAATTATTGTTCATTAAATGAATATATTACTGACTATTATTCGTATGGTGGATTAGTTATTAGTTCTAATGCTAATAATCTAGTGGATATTTACAAAACTAATATAGGGATTTATTATTCAGAAAATGATAGTGAATCAACGAATACAGTAAATAATTCTAAGGGAAAAATGGCTAATCCGGATTTCTTAGATTGCGCTAAATATGGTGCTCAGATGGCTCTTATGTCTTTATATTATCCAAATTCATATTTGACTTCGTGGTATTATGCTTTTAAAAAGAATGATAATAATCCTATTTTGAAAAATAAATCATTGAGATATATCGCAACTAAGGAATTTAGTGTTACTGAACAGAATCCTCTATTGGGATATTCTACTACTAATTATCCTATGCCATCTGGTGTTGATTTTAATATAGCATATACCGCATCCGGTGTTACCACTTCTTGATTTTTTATGTTATTACAATATATAATGAATACTGATCCATTCGCTATATTTGGAACTTCCAGTACCCCTAAGAAAAATAATGGGAATAATAAGAAAAACAACAATGGAAAGAATAATTCACAAAATATTTCACCAAGTGGTATTCCCTATTGTCCCGCAAATGTAACTAATTGTCCATACAAGAAGAATAATAATTCTCCTAAGAACAATGGAAATAACTCTCCTAAGAATAATTCTCCCAAGAATAACAAAAACAATTCTCCTAAGAATAATAGAAACAATTCTCCTAGAAATAATAATAAACAACTTAACACTATTATAAAAAACATAAATGGTTTTAAGAATAGTAAAAATGATAAAAAGAAATTGTTGAATTTGGTTACACTTATGCTTGATTATATTGAAAATATCAATAAACTTGTTAAAGATGATTGTAGTAAAATAAAACTCAATTCAATAACTAAGATTATGAATAATTTTAAGAAAAATAATCGTATTAAAAATGTTATTAATGATATTGATGAGCAAGAACCTAATAACAATAAAGTTAATGATATGTTAAATAATAAACCGAATAATGTTTTAACAGACAATTCAAATAATAATTCAAATAATAATTTAGAAAATAACAATAATGAAAATAATTATGAAGAGAATAATTATATTAATTCTAGTAAAAGGGTTTATTTAAAATCAGATGATATCAAAAATAAATTGACTTCTATGAATAAAATAACACCTGATCAAGCCGAGAAGAATTTCCAGAATTTGGATTAATTCCATAAATAACTATTATTGTTGTGGTTATACCAACCATAAATATTCCTAATACCATTATAGGTAAAATACAAATTAGTTTTTTTCTTGGACATTCACATACTCTGATTTGATTAGGTAAATCATTTACTATATTATTTTCTTCAACGCCTTGACCAGAAACTTGGTTGTCCGTTGTATTTTCCAACATATTTATTGATGATATGATTCATATAATCAATAAATTAATATTTCAATTTTCAAAATTTATATAAAAATGTTTAGACTGATGCGAAAGAGCCGGCACTGTATCCCATGGGACCGGAAGATTGCTGGAATTTCTCATTGACTTGACCGCTAGTCATCTGGCCTTCCTGAACGGAGTTGTCCTGTTGCTGAGCGGAGTCATCACCCTGTTGCTGAGCATTCTGCTGAACAGTCTCATCTTGGCTATTGTCATCAGATTCATGTTTGCGTTCCTTTGTAATGGATGAACCCATACCTTCTCTGACCTTATTTACCATACCCTGAATAGAGAAGTATTCGTTATTGACGGAATAGTAAGTGGACATGACGACGGCCATGGTGAGGAGGATGGCAAGAACCTTATCCTTAAGACCAAGGCATACAATAACAATAACAAGAATCAATTTGACAATTGGAATGTTAATTACACGGGAAACGGCAATATTTACATCAGTTATGATGGCACTGTTATAAACAATAAGGAGGATGATAAGTGCAGTTCTAATATACTTATTATCGAGAAATCCTAAAGATCTCATGATGGCTTTTCTTGCAGTATCAACAATATGTTCAGGCATTTTTTATATAATGAACTCAGATTTTTTTTATAATAAATTTTATATTTAAAATAAATTTTATTATAATATATATCGTTTTAATAAGATGAGTAAAGAAAACAAACCTATAAAAACAATGTTAAGTAAGCGAGGATATATTTTAATTAAAAAACATTTCAAACCAGAATTTATTGATTATATTAAAAAAGAGTGTACTGTTTCTCCGCGAGAACTGCCCGGATATGGAAATGATGAAGATAATTCTTTTAAGATATATCAAGAAAACGCAAAGAAATTATACATTCCTAAATTTATTGGCTATGAAAAATGTGGAAAACCTAAACTGGATAAAGTTCCCGAGGGTGATGATATTGAATGTAAATTCGTTTTTAATCTATATGAACAGCAAAAAAAACCAGCAGAGATTATTCTTGATAAATATAGATCAGTTGGAGGTGGTATTTTAAGTGTTAGATGTGGTTTTGGCAAAACTATTATGGCTTTATATTTCATTTGTCAATTGAAAAAGAAAACTCTAGTAATCGTTCATAAAGAATTTCTTATGAATCAGTGGAAAGATAGTATTTTAGGAAATGAAGAAAAAGGTATTAAACCATGTATTGATAAAGCACGTGTGGGAATTATTCAGGGGAAAACATTTGATATAGAAGATAAAGATATTGTTATTGCAATGGTCAATACACTTTGGAAAAAACCATTTCCTATAGATGCTTTTGATAGTTTCGGACATATTATTATTGATGAATGTCATATGATTTCCTCCAAAAAGTTTTCCCGATCACTAATGAAAGTCAATAGTAAATATATGCTTGCAGTTTCTGCGACTCCTACAAGAACGGATGGTCTTACGAAAGTACTTAAGGCATATGTAGGTGATATTATTTATAGAGGACGATCGGATTATGACAGTAATGTATTAGTAGAACGATTAATTGTACATACTGATAATCAATATTATAAGAAAGAAGTAACTAATTTCCGTGGTCAAGCAATGAATTCTACTATGGTTAATAATATTTGCGATTTCTATAAAAGAACTAAAACTACAGTTAATAGAATGGTTGAAAAGCTCAAAGATGGTGATATTTCTGTAAGAAGACAAATTTTAGTTCTTAGTGATAGAAAAGATCATCTCAAGGATATGCACGACTATATTCACAAAAATGAATTAGCATCAGTTGGATATTACATTGGCGGAATGAAGGAACATGAATTAAACGAATCAGAAACTAAAGATATTATTCTCGGAACATTTCCCATGGCCAAAGAAGGATTAAATATTCCTACACTGAATTGCCTTGTTCTTGCATCTCCCAAAAGAGATATTGTTCAAAGTGTTGGACGAATATTGCGAAAGAAACATATTAATATTCAACCAGTAATTATTGATATTGTTGATAATTTTTCCGTTTTTAAAAATCAAGCGATTCATAGAAACAAATTATATAAAAAGAGAGGATATCACATTAAAGATATAACAATAGATGTTGATAAAAATAAAATACTCAAAGAATCGAGTTGTGATTATTCTGCTAATAAAAAACAACCAAAATCAAAACACGACACTAAATTCAAGGATATCAAGTTCAAGGGTTTTATGTTTTCAAGAAAAACGAAAATTATAACTTAATTGTCTTATCAATTTTCTTATAAATTCTATCGAGTTCTTTTGCAACTGATGGATTTAATTTCTTTTTTTCATTATTAAATTGATTTTTGACATTCAATTTAAGTAAATCAAATCTGTTTTTATTTTCAGTAGATTCTTTCATGTATCTATTAAGTTTAATTTTGGATGATTGGAGATTCTTATTCATTTTTCTATCTTTTTCAGTCAAGTTATGATTTGTTTTTTTTAACTGATCATTACATTCTCTAAGAACTTTGATCTTATTATACATATATCCGATTTTATTATAGAGTTTCTTGATAGTACCAGAACAAAGTTCTTTATCAAGTTTATCATCAATTTGTTTATTGTTAAGTACCCTGAGAAGATCTTTATATTCAGTCATGAGTTTATCATTATCATATTCAGTATCAGCTAATTCAAATTCCAATAAACTATGATCTTTCTGAATAACTTTTATTTGTTCTGTAAGTTCATCAATTTGTTTCTTGAGTTCATCAACAGCATCATATAATTCTTTATTTTTACCAATCAAAATTTTATTAGCACTTTCTAATATAATATTTTTCTTGGTTAAACTATCATTATCAACAGTTAATAATTGAAAATCATTCATTTGTTTTTCGCCACTGACCACTAAATCACCACATTCGCTCTTTAGATTATTTAATTCATCTATTAGCTCTTTATTTTCAGATGCTAATGTTTTACATCTTTTAGTATATTCTGCATTTTCAGCAGATACCTCGGTGAGCTCATTAGCTACATCTTCATATTTATTTGTGACATTATTCAATTCCAATGAAGCATTTTCATAAGCATCATTGAGAACTTTATTTTTAAGTTTAAGTTCGTTAATAAGTTTATTATTAATTTCATCCGATTCTTTGTATTGTGTAATTAATTCTTTATTTTTATTATTATATTGTCTGTAAGTATCCATTTGCTCTTTTAGTTTGATCAGTTCATCATTGCCATTATTTGTTAATAGTTCTTTTAATAAATCCAAATAGTTGATTTGATAGTATGTTTTGTAATCAATTGTATTTTTATTGAATACTTGAAATTCATAACTAATTGTATCATCTTTCTCAAGGAAAAATATGAATTTAGTATTATATCTCAGGCCTCTGATTTCAATTGTTTCTTTATTCATTGTGGGTACATTACTTTCTTCGTTTAAATTGATAGCATTTCTACATTTAGGGTCAATTTTTTCCAAAGAATCAATTAATTTGAGTGTCTTGAGAGAACCGTCAGAACTACCAATACTGACCTTCAAATCAATATCCTTATTCCATACCCACGCAGTATTGTTATCAAATTCAATTACAAAATAACAGTTATATTGACAATTATAGTTACCACTTCCCTTCTTGATATGAATAGACTCTGAATCAGCTAGTTTAATCTGATTTTTATTGTGGTTCTTGATGAATTCAAGACTTTTGTTGTCAACATTGATATTATTTTGTAAGTTTTCTATAAATAATTCCATTTTATAATTAAATGTTAGATTAAATTATAAAAATTCTAAATATTAAATGAATAAAGGATAGTAATATCCATTATAATATGTCCATGTTGGACTAGCCATACATGGCTGGTTAAATGAATCACATACACCCATCCTATACATTCCAAAATGTTCCACGTTTTTCAAAAAATATATTATCGCTAATACTAAAATATTAATCAATAAAATTATCATATAATAATATATTATAAAATATTTTTACAAGAAAAGTGGATAATATGTCTGATATGAATATGGATAACTAGTCTGATATTGGTATGGATATCTATATGGTTTTCTATACGCGGTCATCTGGTAATAGTTAAGAGGATCTGCTCCAGTTCTCCAATATCCATATGGATTTCTCTTGTATGGGACAAATCCTTCAACTTTTTTGAGTACATCTTCGATCAAGGTACTGTTCAACACAAAATATATAACTATAATAATTACAATAACAGTTATTACAGTTAGTAACATATAATATATGTAAATATAAAATCAAATAAATGAATTAAAATAAATGAATTAAAATTCAAATATAAATTTCATGCCTCTTGAATACATGTTTTCACATTCAAATTCGGTTACTATTTTACATAATAAATTATTATAATATGTGATAATTTATTATAAATTGTTACTTTTTGTTCTTCTTAATTGTTTTCCTTATTTCTGTTGTGTATTTTCTTAAACCATTGATTTTT